TGCCCGACTCAATGGTGTATCTTTTCCACTTAAAGTTTGAAGACCGGCGGCTGTAAGGATTCCGCTACCTATGCCCTTTGCTGCAGCCGAAGCTCCTTTTGATAGACCTTTGGCTAGTGTGGAGGCCGTCTGAGAGGTCTGAGAGGCCATTTTAGATGCGGCTCCGGTGGCTTGTCGATGGCGCTCCATTCCACGCTGATATGCATCAATTGTACTTAAAATTCCTTTGGCAATTCGGTCTTTAGTAACATCAACACGACTTTTGGTTTTTGGTTGTTGAGCAACTGCAGATTGTACAGCCTTATTACCTCTATCTACGGATACCTTTTTAGAAACAGGATTACTGTTAGAGTTAAAATTAAAAGATAGTTGACCGGGGGAGGCTTTAGTTTCTTTTTTTGTTTCTACCTTTTCGGGCTTTCTGCTTCCAGCCGGTTCTGAAGATTTAAATCTAGCTTGAGCTGCAGCACCCTTTAATTCTTTATTTGGATTAATCGGACTGCCTTTTTTATTATAGAGAGCAAGTTGCCGGGCATCCTCGGCTAAAAGATAATTTTCACTGACATTAAAAACATATTCAACGAAATTGTGTGCACCCAAATCCTCAATAACCAACTCCAATCCTTGCTCATTAAGACCCATCTCATACAAATGATCGGTGGCTATGTTTACAGTTTCAGTTAGAAACTCCTCATTTAATTCATTTTCTCCTAAAACTACAACGTCTTCCGAAATAGATGGATTGATGTTGATTTTATTTTTTCTTGGACCATCTTTAATTTTATCGTCTTCCTTTGTTCCGATTTTAGAAATCACTTCATATAAATCTGTTCTCCAATCTGAAAACGATTCGGTTTTCATACCGCACTCACTTTTTTTGGCTTTTTTGATGGCTTTATCTTTTACTCCAGCATATTCATCGGCTTCATCTTCTACTTCACCATCTTCGTCATAATCTTTGCTTTTTTTACCAGTCTTTTTATAATTCTTCTCGTACTCTTCGCCATCTTCCTTTTCTTCTTTAAGAATCTGACTAAGGTAAATATTTTTAGCTTCTTGAATGGTTTGCACTACTTTTTCAGACATAGCCGTTTTACTAAAATAAATATAAACTATTTATAGTTTTGTCTTACTCTTTCTGTAAGAATCAACAAAATTCTTAATTGCTTTGGTGTTGGTCAGTCTCATTGCATATTTTCGATAAGAATCTGATCCAACTAATCTCTGATCTGAAGGAACTCCAGAATTATCTGTCCACTCGGTAATATCCTTAATCCAGGATTTAAACATTATATTATCTTCTGTAACGCAAATAATGTAATTTGGTCCACGTCTTGTAATTTTTCCGATTAAACCTGTATTCAAATTTTGAACAAATTCATTAACACCAAAAACATTACCTCTATAGTAATTTTCTCTTAAATTATCATAGTCCAATTCCGGGGAGACTTTCCAAACTTCGGTAAGTTTATTTTTACCTTCTAGGGCATTTTGAACGGCATGAAATAGATTTTCCACTTCTGATGAAGGAAGAGTTCTTGGAATTCCATTTCTAAATGTGACAAAATCATCTTCTAGAGCAGCTTTTCTTAATTTTGCTGCAGACATACTCGTTAGATCGTCTGTGGCATCGGGATCTCTAGGACCAGCCGAAACAATGTTAATTTCATCAAAACTATAAAGTTCAGAATTATTATACTGCTTTGAAAGGCGTTCAAATTCTGATACTCTATCTGCTCCAACAATAATATTTACTTTTTTAAATCCATCTTCATATATGTTTTGTAGAACATCAAATATGGTTTTTAGAGATCTATCATTGACAATATTTTCCTTCAGATCCGGGAACATTTTCCTCATATATTTAATTTTTTGAGGAGGATTAAGTGGATCTGTTGTTCTATTTTGTGCTCTAGACGGATATACTCTTAGCTCTTTTCCAGATGCTATTTGTATGGCCTTATCAAAAACTCTTCGATGTGCATTTGTCGGTGGATTGAATCTTCCCAAAACAATAGTGATTTCCTTTAGCTTTTTGGTGCTAACAGTTTCTTTATCTGTTTTTTTGGGGCCTGAATCTATTTTTATATCTTCAGGTTTTTTCTCTATCGTTTGATCTTCAGGTCGCCCGGTTTGTAATGAATTTTTCTCAGGTTTTGGGGGGGTTGCTGATTTTTTTTGAATAAATTGTAAATCGCCGTTAACAGTTTTTGCTATTAATTTACCGGAGCGATCAACCCAACCACCATGTCTATTGGAAACGAGTCCCAAACGATAAGCTTTTTCACTAGCTTTACTGCCTCGATATTCCAATAAGAACTGAGAAAATGACTTCATTTTATAATATCTTAAACTTTCTAAAATTATTTAATTATTTATATCATAATCTCTATCTCTTAAATTGAGACCATAGATCACTTTAGAGCCAAGATATTTTTCTGGGTGGTCTAGAATGTCTTGATCGTTTAAAAGATCTCCTTCTTCTAATTCTTCTAGTTCTTTTTTGATTATAATTGTTCCATCTTTCATTGATAAAAGAGTGTATGCATAAAATTCAGGCAGGGTTGAGATCGGGGATTTATGGTATATTGCCGGAATTTTTCCAATCACTTCCATCGCTCTATCTACAAAAAAGTATTCGTTGTAAGTAAAAATAAAATGAGCCCGCTTAATATGTGCTAGAAGATAAACTTCAAATGGAGTGTACCAAAAATTCGGGATCTTAACTGGCATTTTAGCCGTAAAAAGAGATTTGAATCGAACAAATACTCTTCTTGCGCGTTCTTTCGTGGTAATATGCTTATTCATCAAAAATCTCCTTCTTTTCTATTTTCTGAACGATTTACAGTGAAAGTTCCTTCGGGATAACGAGATGAGAGTTTTTCAAAATTCATTTGAATAATTTCATCAATAGATGTTCCCAGAGCAATACAGGCAAGCTGTAGATAAAACATACAATCGCCCAATTCTTTTTTCATATGTACGATGTTATCCTCACTATAATCTTTCCCTTGCCAAAGAATTTTCTTTACAATTTCAGTAAATTCTCCAGATTCAGCGGAAAGTCCATAAGCACTTGTTAAAAGCTGAGGAACCTCAGCACCTTTCTCCGTAAGTTCATCAATGCGGGCTTTAAGAACATTCACATCTGTTGATGTCTTAGAGGTAACTCGATTGACAAAATTTTCATATTCAGTTGTGGTAATTTGTTGTGTCATTTTTTATTCAAAATTAAAGGACTTGAATTTAGATCTAACATCTTTTTTATCTTGATTGAGATCTATTTCTTGAATTATGTTTTCTTGTGCTTCTTGTTCTACATCATAAAGCCTCATTTTTGATCTATCTATGCCAACTGTAAACCTTCTAAGAGGATCTAAAGGTCCATAACGGTTTTTGATTTGTTTGACCATAATTTGATTAATACTCTCAAGCTCTTCTGTAGAAATAAGAGCAAACATTAGATCTGCTGTCTGTGGAACTCCAAAAGATTCTGAGGTATCGGTCATTGCAATATCTGAACTGGTAGCCCCGGTTCTATTTACTTGGTTTGCGGTTATTACCGGAACATTTGTTTGTACTGCGATTGATCTTAATTCTTCAGCTATTGCTTTATTTAAGCTATAAATGTTTACTGAACCGTTACTCTTAAATCTACTCGATGCACAAATATTAAGATAATCAACAAGAATAACATCTGGCACAAAATGCTTTTTTAATTTTAACTCGTTTAGCAGAGTCTTAAAATGTCCACAATGAGCCGTTGATGTTGGATATTCTTTTATGATAAGTTTTCCTTGAGTTTTATTTGCAACTTTTTGAACTTTCTTATCGAAGTCAGACTTTGAGATTTTTGCAATATCTTGTATATTGACATCGAGTAAATTTGCATCAATTCTTTGAGCAATCATCTCTTCAGACATTTCCAATGTTATATAAAGAACATTTTTGCCCTGTAGAAGATACGAGGTAGCAAAATGACACATAAACAAGGATTTGCCTACACCGGGAGGAGCTAGTAAAACTAAAAGAGTCTTTGCGGGTAATCCTCCACTCGTTATTTTATTCAAATAAGAAAGATCAAATGGTAATTTGTCTTCCTTGAGATTATAAAATTCATAACGTCTTTCTGCATCATCAATATAATCATGGCCAACATGACTGTCAAAACTTACCGCTAGGGCATCACTAAGAATTGATGGAATCGCATCTTTAGTTAATTTTGAATTGTTGCCATCTGCTATATGAATACATTGCCTAATTGCAAGATAAACAGCTCTATCTTTACACCACTGTTCGGTGGTTTTTAGCAGCCACTCATTATCTACAAAGTTGTCATTTAATTCTTTAAGAATAGAAATTATATCTGAATATGTGGATTCATTAAGATCTGTTCTTTTCTCTAATTCAATAGATAATGCTTCTTTTGTGGGGAGAGAATTAAACTCATTAACAAAAGAAGAGATTTCTTCATATAAAACTTGTTGACTATTAGAAATAAAATAGTCTGGTTTTAGAAATGGAAGAGTTTTTCGAGTAAAGTCTTCATTGAATATGAGATTTCTTAAAATAAGAGTCTCAGTCGTTTCCATAATCTACAGCATCATCATTTTCATTTTGTTCATCTAATTCAAATAAATCGGCTGCACCAGAACCATATTTGAATTTTTTCTGGGCATACTGATCAATTTTTTCTAAAATTTCTTGCGTGAAAAAGAGTTCTGGAT